CACACGCACTCGGGTCCGCATCAGAAGTCTTCTTGTCCCGCGTCTGCTCCGTAAATGCCGTGTCCAACGACATCACTATGTGCTCCAACACCGGCAACGGCTTCTTCGCTGGCCACAAATTCACCCAAGAACGCCGAATAATCCCCTGATCCTCAGGATTCAATACCTCAGCGTGAATCTCCTGCCGACCAAGCGTCGTGCCCTCAAACTTCAACAACTGCTGCTGGAACGTCGGAGCCAAATTGGCAATGTTTTCGTAAGTCGATGCCCTCGTAACGTGAACATCCGCCCCGTCACGCTCAATCAAATCCCGAATCAATGCCTTCGGCTTCGGTGTCGTCGTCGCCACAATACGCGGATGCTTGCCCAATCGAAGCGCAAACATAATCATGTCCCACGCCTCTTGGTCGTATTGCCACGCCGCTAACTCGTCCGTCCACGCACCATGCCACTGACCACCACGCAACCGATCCGGCGTCTCCGCCGATATGCCCTTGATGAGCGACCCGTTAACCAAAATGATTTCCGAAAGCGAACGGTTGTACTCCTTAACCAACTTCTCCGGAATGACACTAATTAACCCCGAATCACCCTCAAAACAAGTGTCTCTAATGTCCGCAGAAGTCGGCGCACACACCAACCAACGAGTCTCAGGATTCTGATACGCCTCCCACCAAGTCCACTCCGCCGCCGCACGAGTCTTGCCCGCACCACGACCCGCTAACATCAACCACACCGTCCATAAGCCGCCCGGAGGAACCTGATGCTTGTGCCGAGACTGCTCCCATTTGGTGTGCGCGAGGAGAGCCTCTAAGTCCTCAACAGATAACTCGTTGAGCTTCTTAATCAGCTCCTTCTGCGTCAACGGCTTCTGCATGGCCGGTTTCGTGGCCGGTTGGCTCATACTTAACGGAAACGCGCAGTCTTCTTGGCAATCTTTGAGGGCTGGGGAACAAACTGCTTGCCCTTGGCCTTGCCCTCGCGCTTGGCCCTCGTCGTAGACGCATACTCCTGCGGGGAAAGCGAATCAATCGCCGCCTTCGGAAGATAACGCTCGCCCGTCTTCGATGAGGGCTTGCCAGATTTGGTTCGCCACTCTTGAGCAGTCCAGTCTTTAAGTGACTTTTGTGGTGCTTTCATGGTTTAGTCTCGGTAAGAACCGCCCTTTTCCTTGTACCGCTTAGCCAATAACTGGCTTTTGCGAGCTGACCATTGCCCCGCTGCCGTGCCCTGAGTGGCACTCGCCTTGATCTCGTTGAACAACTTCTTGCGCATCTCAGGCTTCGTGTAATTGCCCGCCGCGTTTACCTTACTCTTCGCTGCCATGGTCAACACTCCAAATGCTAGTTTGACGACTTAACTTGGGCCAAGACGACTCGGTAATAAACGACTTGTCCTGTACCAACAAATGATTCGTAGGTTGCGCCGTAAAACGCCCGTTGTCTAGTTTGATGAAGTAAAACTCCTTGCTCTGCTCAGGCTCCGCACTAAAGCCATCCAACATCGGAATCACCGTGAACATGTACGTCCCTATGTGCTCCTGCTTGGATCGTAGCCGAGTGCGAATACGGGTCCCTTCCAAAAACGGATACTCGGTCGCGCTGAAATGAATGCCGTAACAATCCCATGTCTGAGCGTCGCTGGGGTCCCAAGGGGTCCCTGTGGGTTTGTGTGCAAGTTTGTGAAACGGGACATTCCGGTACACCGCCCCGCACTCCAACATCACATGACAGCCCCAAGTCCTGCCGGGATGAGATACCAACCCAAACCACGCTACCCGTAGCCACTCAGCGTTGCCAAAGGTATGAGGCTCCACATAACAGTAAGTGTGTCGGGGTAGGGGCCCCGCGCCGGTATAAAGCATGTAACGAGAATAACACAAGTCGGTAGCGTTGCAAAAAGTAGCGGGGGACCCGGAGGGTGAATACCGCAGATGGGACCCTACACCCCCCCGTCAAAAACGTGCGCCCGCCCGCCCCCCGTTTGCGTCAATTGCCGATCAGCCTACCGGCCCCCGATGGTACCTGCTCGCCACGTTACATGTTGGCGCATATTGCGCCCGATAGAACATTACAAAAATTTCATGTTTCATAAGTATTGACACGCAATCCGCTTGCGTTAATCTGTAGTCGTTCTATAACTAAACAGCGGAGACAGCAAAAATGAGCTACACGATCAACGACAGCGACAAGCGCCACAACGGGTGGACGAACTACGCGACCTGGCGCGTAAAGCTTGAGATTCTCGACGACATGGACGCCCGCGACCAGTACCCGACCGAAGTCGCCGACAATGACGCGTACACGCTTGGCAAGCTGTTGGAAGAGTATGTTGACAGCGTGATCACTCAAGAAGATGAGCGTCCAAGCTTTGCCGTGGACTACGCCCGCGCCTTCCTCGCCGATGTTAACTGGTACGAAATTGCGCAGCATATGCTCGACGAAATAAAGGCGGACGAAACATGAAAAGCATTCGCGAAAAATTTAAGAATCATGCAAACGGATGGAGCACTACATTCGAGCAGCAGTATCACAGCGGATTGATAACAGTGACGCTCCGCAGTTCTAGCGGGGAGATTTACGACAAGGTGCGCTGTGATGACTACAGAAATGCTTTGAAATATTTCAGCGCATTCAACGCTATCGCTAAAAATCAACATTAATGGAGACAGCACAAATGAACGAATATACAGTTTCGGTATCCCTCGCCACCCTCCGCGCCGCCCGTACCCACGCTGCCGAAAAGGACGCTCGCCAATATCTGACTGGCGTCTATCTGGACACTCGCGCAGGTAAGGTTGTTGCTACCGACGGCCATCGTCTATTTGTCGCCAATGCCCGTGGCGTCAAGTCAGACTGCGCGTCTGTCATCGTGCCGAACGCCACCATCGATGCGGCGCTGAAGCAATTCACGGGCGACTACGCTCGCGGCAAGATGTTAGGCGCCGTTGATGTCGTCATCACTATTGACGCCAATACGATCACAATTGCCACACCTATTGGCAAGGTGACAGGTGAGGCGCTCGACGGCCGGTTTCCAGACTGGCGCCGCGTCGTCCCCAAGGCTGAGGACGTAGGCGATCAGGTGCCGGCTGTGCTCAACACTCAGTATCTGGCCGACGCATGCGAGGCGCTCTCCATCGCGCGCAACCTGTCCAAAAAGGCGGCCGACCAACACGCCATCCGCATACATATGCGCGGCGAGTTCCCAACGGTAATTACGGACAACACTATTGGCGTGCTCGCCTTAGTTATGCCCACGCGCAATGACTTAGGCGCCGACGTAGCGAGCATGGCCTGCAAAATGGCGCATGAAGACGCGATTGCTTACAGCGAAGAGACGCGAGCGCATATTGCGGAGCCTGTCGCGGCCTAAAAATCTAGCAATATGGCGACACTTAGGGGGCGTCATGCCCCCTTTTTTTCGTCTACGGGTTCTGCGTCTATAGTTATGCCGCGGCCGATCATGCCCGCCAGCTCAGTCACAAGCTCCGACTTGTGGGTAACTTCTACGCTAACGTCGAGCGTTTGCCTCTCTGTAAACTTGCCAGCGCCCCTAGTTTTTAGCAGGAAAATGGCGGCTGTGTCGCTTCCCGCTAGTGCTCGCTGTGCTAGGGATCCGGCGATTTTCTGCACCATCGCATGCTGGCCTGTTTCGAGTTCATGCTTGTAGTGTTTGTAAAGCGTATCCATGCCCATTTTCAAAACGCGGCAGATTGTGTCTTGTGTTTGCCCGCAAAAAACCATGTTGGCGACGGTTTGCGCCGTGGCTGGATCGGGATGTTGTCGTGCATCCTTTTGAAGGACTATGGGCATGCTGGTGGTGTAGTCAACTATATCACCCAGCGAGGTGGTCTGTCTTATATCGCCCTGTCTTATATCGGTTTCAGCGGCCTTTACAGCGGCCTTATCGCTACCCGCACCCTTACCCTTGCTCATGCGTTAAAACCTCTTAAACGGCCTTATATCGCCTTATATCGACGCACCCATATAATGGGCTAACTGACGACAATCTTATACTGCCTTACCCGTTGCCGTAAAGGGGTCAACACGAACTTCACGAACTATTTCCGCTTGCGCTAAAATAAATCCAAAAGCCATCACTCTCTG